GTGATGGCAGTTCTCGGAATCGCACTTGCATGTATCGATTCTGGGGGCGTGAGTGTTGAAATCATGCTTTCTGGTGCTGTCAGTGGTCTAGCTTCGACCGGGTGCTACGAGGCTTTTAAACAGTTGATTTTAAAGCCGAAATGGATCACGCAAACTGAAACTATGACTAGGTGGTCAGAGATGGCGGACGATGAAAAAGCAGAATCGGAAAAAGACGAAAAAGAAGGTGAGTAAAAAATGGACGTTTTAGGATGGGCAGTTGCTGCGGGATCGTCGCTTTTAACGGCGGTCCTTTATCCGTTTATTTTGCATCGGCTCAAAAAGATGGATGATAAGCGCGACCAGGCGCACGAAGACCGCAAGAAAGAGAAAGCCCAAGAACTGGCACAGATCCATGCGAATAGCGAAGGTATCAAGCTTATGCTCAAATATATGCTCGAGCGGTACCATGCAGAGTATATGACCCAGGGCTTTATCACTCCCGATCAAAGACGATCGTACAGCGACATCTACGAAGCTTATGTCGGATTGCATGGGAATGGCGAAGGGACGAAGATGAAGGAAGAGATCATGAACCTGCAGATCAGGACAGATATGCATCCGGTAAACCCTTTTATCACTTTGCTCAAAAAATCAGCTGACTCTCAAGAATGATGGGGGTCTTTTAATTTAGGAGGAAACAAAATGAAAAAGAATCAAAAAATCACGAAAAACGGCTATGAACTCATCGGCTTTCCGATGGAAACGATGAACATTACACAAGGAAACAACGGTCAGCTGAGCCACAAGGGCGTGAATGCCCTTGATATTGCCGGGAAGGATACAGGGATCGAGCCAACTTATGCACCGGTATCTATGCATCTTGTAGCCACAGACAGCTATGCTAACGGAAATGCCGTATTTATGGAGAGCGATAAAAAAGTAATGTTCGCCGACGGTACAATCGACTACGCCACATTCATGTTCCTTCACGATAACTACATTGCCGATATTGCTCAGGTGAAGAAATTCGCGCAGGGTCAAGAATTCGGCGACGAAGGAACAGCTGGTTATGCCACCGGAAATCACTGTCATTTCGAGGTAGCGAAAGGCAAGTTTAAGCACATGTACGATCGCAACGGGTACGGCACATATTACTTGCCTGGATCGATCAGCGCTGACAAGGCATGTGTGATTGATGGAACGACCGTTAAAAACGGAAACGGCATGGCTTGGAAAAAATCAGACCAGATTGGAGGAAGCCAACCAACTACAAAAGACCCATACACAACAAATCTCAAGTGGATTCAAGAAAATGGAACGGCAACTTTCACAAGAGACAAAATCCGAATCCATAAAGATACTCCAGACGGCGAAGTAATCGGAGGGGTGACATACAATAGTGGTCAATCTGTTCGCTACATCGCTAAATGCGCTTATAAAGGGCATCGTTGGGTTAAATATGTCCGACAGTCTGGGGGCTATGGAGTTGTAGCCGTTTCGGGCTCTGAAGTCCATGGCAAAGATCCTTGGGCAACTTTTAAGTAACAGAAAGCTCCCGAAAGGGGGCTTTTCATTTTTGGCGAAAAAAAAGCCCCCTTCTGGCTAGGAAGGAGGAAGCGATATGTCTGAAAACGTTGAGCTAATTTTCAGAACAATTGAGATCTCTATTGGAATTATAGCATTGCTTATAGAGATTTACAAATTGAAGAGATAAGAGCAAATTGAGGCCTTCGGGCCTCTTTTTTAATATAAAAAGACAAAAAAGCTTTACATACTGATTGCAGTACGCTATAATAAAGACAGTTAAAGGAGAGTGATAAAAATGGTTAAGTAAAGCAAGGGTATAAGAAAAGGAGGATAAAGTTGTGAAATACCCGCCCAGAAAACAAAAAAAGAAGAAGCTCACGCTCAAGCAAAAACTTGAATGGATAGCATTAGGAGTAGCCTTCCTTAATGAAATCCTAGAGCTTCTCAACAATTTGACTGGAAGGAGATAATCCTTCCTAGTCATTATTATAGATTCACAACAAAAAAAATAAAAGTATGAAAAATACAATCAATACTATTCAAATTGGGCTGAACATTGCGATGTTGGTTTTGTTAACAGCAATCATGTATCTAAAATACAAGGAGCAAAAAAATGGGAAATAGAACGAACGGAGAAAAAGTATTCAATCAACATGAATACCAAAAGAAATGGGATAAGGAGAACATGAAAAGTATCAACGTATCCTATAAAACAGAATTTGTAGAATCGTTCAGAGAGGCCTTAAAAGTTTTAGGGTTAAAACAGTCCGACGTGATACGCAAAGCCATGCAAGCCGTGATCGATGAAGCCGAAAAATCAAGCCAGGAGCAATAAACTCCTGATTTTTTGTGGTGTAAAAAATGGTGTAAAAGTTTTTAAAAACTACAGAAAATACAACCAAAACAGCCGAAAATAAGGCTAAAAAAGACAGTATAAACTGTATTTTTTTAATCCCACCGTCCCCACCATAGCAAATTAAGCCCTTATTTAAAGGGCTTTTTTCTTTGTGGTGTAAAATCGGTGTAAAAGTGTATCAACTTTTTGCGCCACAATTGCTACAATGAGCGTGGAGAGGTGATCTAAATGGCAGTCAAAAAGAATGAAGTGACGGGGGAGTGGGGATTTTACGGGACCATTACTCACAAAGGAAAAGTGATACATCGATATAAAAAGCGAGGCGGCTTCAAGAGGAAAGGAGAAGCTGTCAAAGCGGAACAAGCTTACAGAGAAAACTTTGATGTTGCCAAGATCATGAGGCCAAGCCTTGTAGAACTTGTTGACCAGTTTCTCCCTTTTTGGAAAACTCAAGTAAAACCTTCGACCGCCGATCAAGAAGAAAAAGTATATAAAAAGCTGATCCGCGAACTCGGAGACAAAGACTTTTATGATCCAAAAGTGCTGCAGGCTTACATAAACGTGTGTGATAAAAAATACTCAAAGCGATACGTCGAGAAAATCTATTTTTCTTTAACCAGACTTTTTAAATTTGCAGTGAGAGAAGAAATCATAGAAGCGAGCCCGATGCTCAAGGTCTACAAAGATGCAAGAGCAGGCGAGCAGAAAAAAGAAATGAGCTTTTTCGAACCAGACGAATTCAAGTTGTGCCTTTCCGTCATCGAAGATCCTCGAGATAGAGCGATGTTTTCAACGCTTTACTGGATGGGGATTCGGAAGGGCGAGATGATGGGTCTTCAGTGGAAAGACATTGATTTTAAAAACAAAACAATGAGTATCAGCAAAACAGTGATCACGATCAACAGGCTGAAAGAGAATCCATGCACGCCACCAAAAACAAAGAACTCGTATCGAACGATTTCGATGCCGAAATCTCTTATAAAAGAGTTGAAAGACTATTTGAAAGTTGCCAAAGATTTTGCTTGTTTTGGTCCTGAAATGTTCGTATTCGGAGACGATAAACCAATCTCTGCAGAAACACTACGAAGGAAGAGTATTAATTATATTAAAGAAGCCAATAGACGAGGCTATGATATTCCGGAAATTCGGATCCACGATTTCAGACACTCTCACGCTTCGTATCTCATTAATAACATGGCTAAGAATGGATTTTCGGATTTTGATATCGCAAAGAGGTTAGGCGATACAGTCGAGACGATCCACAACGTTTACGCCCACTGGTTTAAAGCTGGTGACGATAAAATCATTGATTTTATGGACAACGATAACTAAAAAAGACGGATTTTGGTCCGTCTTTTTAATTGTCAAAATAAAGATTGAAAACGCTAACAAAATAGAAGATAATATTATTATAAATGGAAAGGAAGTATTATGAACAAAAAAATTTTTTACTTGTTGCTTTCTTCTTTACTTGTTTTTCCACTAGCTGCATGCTCAAGCGGATCGGATACGTCGAAAGATTCAAGCGATAGTGGAAAGCAAGTGCAGGAAGAGCAACCAAAAGAAGAGCAGAAGCCAAAAAACACTGCCGGCATTAATGAAATAGCTGAGGCTGACGGGCTTCAACTTGTGGTTACGAGCGCTCAGACAAATGGGGGAGCCGAATTTGTTACACCGGAAGATGGCAAAATATTCTTGGTTGTCCATGTTAAAGCCACAAATGCTGGAGACAATAAGGTTGACGTAAATCCTTATTATTTTAAATTAGATGTTAATGGTGTGGAACAAGATGTTGATTTCTCTGGTTCGATGTTAGACGGGATTACGCAGATCGATGCAGTCACGTTAAAGAACGGAGCGTCGACAGAAGGAGACCTTGTATTCCAGGTGCCAGCTGACTATAATGGTGGAGCAATTTTAGAATACTATTCAAATGTATTCAATGATGACCCTTCAATTCTGATCAATTTATAAGCAACCAAAAAGCGCGGATTCGTTCCGCGCTTTTATTACTTATCTATGGATTTTAAAAATTCATCTCTTTCTTGTTCGTTCAGCGTTTCATAAAGCGTTTTTACCATCATGATTTTGTCGTTAGATAATCCGTCATTTTCATCTTCTTTATTCATAAAATAGCCTGTGATGCTGCTTGTTAAAGATCCGATCAAGCCAATTCCGGTAAGCATTAAGATAGATGCAACTATCCTTCCTCCTGGAGTAGCTGGCGATAGATCGCCGTATCCTACAGTTGTGGCAGTTACGAATGACCACCAAAGTGCATCTCCAAAATTCATTTTCTCGATGTAAACCATAGCAATGCTTGCAATCAATACAACAGCTAAGCATAAACCGCAAACATATTTGAATCCGTTTGTATCAAAGAATTTTCTGCATTTGGAGATCATTCTTCCGGTCACACTTCCGACCCTGAACAATTTCGAAACCTTGGCTATTTTAGCTATCTTCACTGCTTTAACAGCCCTTAAAGTCCGGAGTATAGAGCTGAACGGGAGGGCCACTAGATCTATTACGTTGTGTTTTATATAAGCCATTTTTTGTTTGCTGCCCACAGCCTTGTGAAGTACTCAACTACAAATATGACGTAAATTATTCTGTCGACAAAAAGCAGTGCCGGCGACAAACTCGACGTTAAGTCGATCAATGCAATCCCTGACGATACCAGAGCCAACACAGCAATAAATATACTATATCCTTTAGACTCCGAAGCATCGTTTATTCTTTTCTTGAGCTCAAAAATCATAATTAGCTCTATCGTGAGATTGCACAGCGCTTTCGCACTCTTCGTAATCGCACATATCCAAATGACCCTTTAGAGCGTGAGCAAGCTCATGATCAAAAGCCTTTTTCTGTTCATCTCGATCACACCGCGCATTTAGTACAATTACGATCCATCCGTCCTTTTTTCGACAAAACCCTTTGATCGAATAAGGCAGCGTCTCGAACACAAGTCTAATTTGGTTAAAGTTTAAAAAATCTTCAAATGTCATTCCACCACTTCCTTGCTGCTTTTTTATTATAAATTAATTTGTGACACCATTTATGGTTTAACACAAAGATAAAAATTTTATTCCTCTTCTTTGTCGATCGCATCAATTACCGCTAATACAGCTTTTAGTTGTTTTGGAGTCAGCTTCCCGACCTTATCAAACAGCACACCAACTTGTTCATCTTGAATCAGTTCCAAATACTTATTGAGCAGTTTCGAATCGCCGCGCAGCTCTTTCATATTTTCGTCGTGATCGCCAAATTGAGTGGCTTTTGGGTTTCTTCTTTCTACTAAATCTTTCTTTTCGACATTAAAGAAATTAGACATCAATTCTATTTTATCTATTCTTGGATAAGTTTTTCCGTTGATCCAATCCGAAACAGTTGTGTAGGGGACAGAAATAGCTCCAGAAAGTTCTTTACGAGATACGCCTTTCTTTTTCATGAAATATTTAATGTTCTCAGCCATGATCTGTCTGTTTCCTAAATCGCTCATAATATTCTCCCTTCTATCAAGCTTACATCTTGAGTATATCCCAAAAAACCGTAAAGCACTACGATAAAATCGGAAAAGATTACGGATAAACCATTGACAGAACGGAATAACCGTAATATGATAACGGTGTAACCAGAAAGGAGCCAATATGGAAGAATTGAAGATGACTTTAAAAGCCGCTCGAGTGAACAGAGGACTATCCCAAAAAGAAGCGTCCTCGCTGTTAGGTATATCAGAAGACACGCTTAGCAACTACGAGCGAGGAAAGTCATATCCCGATGTTATTCTTTTGAAAAAAATCGAAGAGTTATATCAGGTGAGTTATAACTCTTTAATTTTTTTACCAGTTAATAACGGGTTATCCGTAAATCGAAAAGGACATTTATGAACGAATTAAGAATTTTTAATGAAGAAATCATCCCGGTTTATAAAACAGACACAAGTGAACGAGTTGTCATAGGGCGGGAATTGCACGAGAAGTTGGGAATCAGAACAGAGTACAAAGATTGGTTTCCAAGAATGATTGAGTACGGATTTGAAGACGGAAAAGACTTTAGCTCATTTTTGAGCGAAAGTACCGGAGGCCGTCCCCGAAAAGAACACCTGCTCAAATTTGACATGGCAAAACATATCGCCATGATCCAGCGCACTCCAATCGGAATGGCAATCCGAAACAAGCTTATCGAGCTTGAAAAAGCCGTCAGCCAAAAAGACTCTTACATGATCGAAGATCCTATCGAAAGAGCGAAAGCATGGATTAAAGAAAGAGAGAACCTTGATTCTTTGAAACTTGAAAACAAAATCCAAGCCCAACAGATCAAAGAACTGCAACCAAAAGCTAGCTACTACGACGTAGTCCTGAACTGCAAGGACTTGCTGTCGATCAGCAAGATTGCAAAGGACTACGGTTGGTCGGCGATCAAGATGAATTCCTACCTGCATGAAAGAGGGGTTCAATTCAAGCAGGGCGACATTTGGCTGCTCTACCAACGGTATGCTGACAAAGGGTATACAAATACCAAGACGCATCCGTATATCGGGAGCGACGGCGAAACGCACACTCGGGTGCACACCCATTGGACGCAAAAGGGACGGCTGTTTATCTATGATCTGCTAAAAGCTGATGGAGTGCTTCCGATTATTGAGAGGGAACAAAATGAATGAACTCATATTGTTGGTTGAGCTAGAACATGTTGAGAACACCAAAATGGCTGAAGCATCAGCCAAAAAGATTAAGGAACTGATCAAAGAGCATCCGGCTTTGGACTCAGAAATTGGAGAAATTCTTGTTGTTAATTGCCAAACACCTGAGAAAAAGCATTCAAGCATAGAAAGGACAACCCATGAAAAAATCATACCTAACATCCAAAGACGTCATGGAAATCACTGGCGTCAAAAAAGCAAAGGCCTACGAAATTATTCGCGGGCTTAGAGAAAAGTCATTCGATGGCAAAGAGCCTTGGGGCGACACCTACGAGGCTCAGTACATTGGAAAAAAAGTAATTCCGGTTTCGATCTTTATCAAGGCTTTCCCAAATGCGAAAGCTGCGATCCGGTCGATGGAATAGAGAGGAGAAAAGGAAATGGCAGGTAAATGGAATTATGAATCTTGCGAGTATGATCCCTATGAGTTGCCACTTGGAAGCGCGACAATTGCAAATTTTAACGCTCCGATAGCGTGTGCAGCATGTGGAAAGCCAGTGCGGTATCGAGACACTTTCATTTCGCTGGAAATCCACAACTTTGCTGGTTTCGGCTATGCCGTTTGTGAGGACTGCTACAAAGAAGAATGGAAAAGGAGAGAAGCGTATGAAAAATCAAATTGAACGGCTACATCAGATGGCCGCACGGTCTTTGGCAGATGAATCTATCAATGAATCTTATTTTGCTGGATATGAACAAGCTCTTAAAGACTTGGAGTTGGCTGATCCTGCTTTTGGAATCGATCTATTAGCGGAATTGAATCGAATTGGTGATAAGTTGAATGCTCGTTTATGTACAGTTTTAGATAAGCAAGACGAAGAGGAAGAGGGCGAGTCGGAAGAATATTGGAATGCCTTGGGGGCAGAAAGAGCATATCGGGTAGCGCTGTCGCTGATCGACTCGGCCTTCGAAAAAATTGGAGACGCTGCTTATCAGCAAGTTCTCCAAAAAGGTGAACCTCATGACTGACTACAGCTTTATGGAAGCGGTTAACATTCATATCCAAAAGCATTTGGAGGAGAAAACAATCGCCGACCTCCAAACCGAAGCTCTAAAAGAACATCGAAAGATCCAAATCATCACCAGCGTGATCGGCGCGGCTCTGATCCTGCTGGCCTTCACGATGGAGACGCCGCATTGAAAGGAAGAACAAAATGGAAAAAATTATAGAAGGTCTAGCGCGCGGGATCACAAAAGAGAAGCTTACAGAGTTCTACGCTGATCCAACTGTACAGGCTGAATTTGAAGCCTGGAAAAAGAAAAGGGAACTTCGGAAAGTATCTGGAAGAGTCCATGATCCGTCTAGCAGACAGCAAAATGCGACCGTAAACAGCTAAAAAAGGAGGACTCGCGAAAGCCCTCCATAAAATATAACCAATCGAATTATATCACAACTCCGGTCCCGTCACGAGTCTGTCGTGAAAAGACCATAGTAAATCTCCTTATAAATCAACGCTTTAAGCAAATCTCGGCAGGCTCTTGAGGGGACCGGAGCATCACAGAAAGGGAACAAAATGGACACAAGAACTGAAACATGGGCACATCGGTGCATCGGCGAGCTCCTGGAGAGCGTGTCGATCGTGCAGTGTTTGGAAGAGACAGATGTGCTTTACAAAAGCGAGCGCGATCAGCTCGTGAATGCTGCCTCGGAGGCGGCGAGATGCCTTAAAGAACTGATCAACAACAACTAAACAAGATAGATTCCGGCTCCGTCACGGAGCTGTCAAGATGCTATACACAATTCAAACAAGCGCTTTTCCTTTCTTTTGCTTGGCAGCTCTTTGAGGGAGTCGGAACTTAATAAGGAGACATAAATGCACTTAATAAAAGCAAATCTCCAGAAGCCCGAAAAGAACATCCTTTTCGGACAGGAGATTACAAAAAAAGCAAAAAAAGGCGTGGACCTTTTGAACAAAGAGTCTCGTCGGATCCATGTGGACGATCCGATGAGCATCATCAACTTTGAATTCCTTTTGGAGGACATGGAAGATCATTTGACATCGTGGGAATCAGCACTTACAGACGCTCGGCTTGCTATGACTGTTTTAAAGACAAAGTGTGCCGTGATCAACCAAGGGCCTTTAGAAAAAGCAGAAAAGGACAAGCCGTGAAACCCGGTGCGACAGCCCCATGCTATCGGTGCCCGAAGCGGGCGCCGACATGCCACGGCGAATGCGCTAGCTATTTGCATTACGTTAAACAACAAGAAGAAGCAAGAAAGCAGACGCATTTAAAAGAAAACAGCAAATTCACAGAGCCTTGGAAGCGGCAAAGCACGCTACGAAGAACGAATAGATAGGAGAAAAGAATGATCAAACACAAAATTCCATCCACTCACGAAGAGTGGTTAGCAGATCGCCGTGTCGGAATCGGCGGAAGTGACGCAGGCGTCATTTTAGGATACAGTCCATATAAATCACCATACACGCTATGGGCTGAAAAATGCGGTCTAATCGACGATGAGGTCCCGGACAATTATTACATGCGTGACGGCCGAGACATCGAAGAGATCGTCGCTAAACGATTCGCTGAAGAAGAAGATGTAAAGGTCAGTAAATCGACTTACAGCTATCAAAGCGAAGAGCATCCATTTATGCTAGGCAACATTGATAGATGGATCAAGCGAGGAAAAATCGGTCTTGAAATCAAAACGATGGACGTGAGAAAGCGAATCAATCTGGATGGTGGTGACATCCCGCCGCAATACTATGCTCAATGCGTCCATTATATGGCAGTGACCGGAGCAGAAGAGTGGTGGATCGCCATTTGGCAGTATGGTCAGCCACTTAGAAAGTACTGCATCAAGAGAGATGAAGAAGAGATCCAAGCGTTGATCGAAGCGGAAGAAGCGTTTTGGAAGTGCGTTGAAACTGGAACACCACCAGAAATTGACGGTTCGGAGTCGACATCAGAAACACTCAAGCAGCTGCACCCGACGGCTGAAGATCAGGAACTCACGCTGATCCGAAGCGAGGAGGCCGAGCAGTGGAAGAGTTTCGATCAACATATTAAAGACGTAAAAGAAAAGCTTAAGCTGCTCGAAAACGAAAAGAAAGCAATCGAGAACACTTTTAAGGCAGACATGGAAGACGCGAAATTTGCTGTCTGCGACGATTTAAAAATAACGTGGACAAGATTCGACTCAAATCGTTTCGACATCACAGAATTTAAAAAGTCTGAGCCAGAACTATATGAACAGCTGTTTGAAAAATATCATAAAACGACAAAATCAGACAGGCTAACAATCAAGAAAATCGAAATGTAAAGGAGAGAGATTATGACACAACCAAATCAAACAGGAATGATCAAAAAACAGAAAGCATCCGTTGCTGTAAAAGAACAGCCAACGACTATCAAAGGATGGATCAAATCATACGAGGGCGAAGTAGCAAAAGCCCTGCCATCCGTAATGACTCCCGAACGCTTTACAAGAATTGCTCTAAGCGCAGTTTCCAACACTCCAGAGCTTGCAAATTGCACGCCGGGATCGTTTATCGGAGCGCTTTTAAACGCAGCGCAACTAGGCTTGGAGCCAAATACTCCGTTAGGCCAAGCCTATCTGATTCCGTTCAAAAACAACCGCAAAGGGATTACCGAATGCACCTTCCAGATAGGCTATAAGGGGATGCTCGACCTAGCCTATCGAAGCGGAGAGATCCAAACAGTGCAAGCACACACGGTCTATGAAAATGATGAGTTTGATTATGAGCTTGGATTAGATCCAATTTTGAAGCACAAACCAGCCAAATCGAATCGAGGGAAAGCGATTTACTATTACGCAATATTTAAACTCGTCAATGGAGGCCAAGGCTTCCAAGTAATGTCGCGCGAGGACGTAGAAAGCCATGCTCGAAAGTATTCCAAATCATTCAAATACGGACCTTGGCAGACCAATTTCGATGAGATGGCCAAGAAGACTGTCATGAAAAAGCTGTTAAAATATGCACCTCTAAAGAGCGAATTCGTCAGAGGCGTACAGCAAGACTTGACGGTGAAAACGTTTGATCCGCACGAAGCAGATACTTCGATCATGGATCAACGGAACGAATTCGAGTATATCGAAACTGATATCGAAGAAACCGTGATCGATGAAGAAACCGGCGAAGTCCAAGAAGAGGTTCAATCATGATCCGCTTTGAAATTCCAGGAGAACCAGGGGCCAAGGGAAGGCCCCGTTTCTCTACATTTGGAGGGCATCCGACAGCTTATACAGACAAAAAGACAAGGCTCTATGAGTCTTTGGTAAGAGACGCTTACCTACAGCAAGTCGGGAATCCTAGCCCGATTCAGAAAGAAATAAACGTTGAAATCAACGCGTATTTCAACATCCCTAAATCGGCATCTAAGAAAAAGCGCGCCGACATGGAGTCTGGAAAGATCCGTCCAGTAAAGCGACCAGACACAGACAACATTGCAAAAATTGTTTTGGACAGCTTAAACGGAATCGCTTTCGAAGACGATAAGCAAGTTGTCGAGTTGACTGTAACGAAACGATACTCGGAGCGGCCTCGGGTGGAGGTCAGCATCTGGGAAGAGTCAGAAGAAGAAAGTTAGAGGCATGAAATGGAAGGGAATAGATGGGTTAAGCTATGGGAATCGATCACCAAATGGGAATGGTATAAAGAAGCAAACACAGCCCGTCTGTTCTTCCATTTGATCATCAAAGCCCAATACAAAGACACAAGGTGGCAAGGTTATGAAATTCCAAGAGGCTGTGTAGTGACCTCCAGAAAGCGTTTAGCAGACGAATTGGGCCTTACAGAACGCCAAATTAGGACCGCAGTTAGGCACTTGGAAGAATCGAAAGAAGTCGAAAATTTGACCGAGATATTGACCAAGAAGAAAAAGCCACATTTTACGATATATAAAGTCGTTTCTTATGACAAGTTTCAGAACAACGACCAAGATGAAGTCCAAGAAGCGACCAAGATGCGACCAAGATGCGACCAAGATGCGACCACATACAAGAAAGATAAGAAGTTAAGAAATAAAGAAATTAAGAATATTAAGGGCTTCGCCCTCTCCGACGTCCGATTTGAGCTGCCTCTTTCGGATGGAAATTCTTACTTCGTGGTCCAAGAATCTTTGGAAGAATGGACTGATATGTTTCCTTCAATCAACGTTCTTAACGAACTCAAAAGGATGAAAGCATATCTTGATGCTCATCCAAACAAAAAGAGAAAAGAGCACGAGATGGATGACTTTGTGCTTCGCTGGCTGTCCAAAGAGCAGGATCAGAAACTGAGCTTCCCCAAGCAAACGAAAGAACCTACTAAATCGGATCTGCCCGATTGGTATCAAAACCAAACGCAGACACCACTGAAATATGAAACGAAAAAAGAACTTGCAAAAAGAATGGAAAGACTTAAAGGGAATAAAGATGAGTAAATGTGACACTTGCTTTTGGCAAGAAAATGATGGGTGCTATCAAAACAAAGAAAACAGCGATAGCTGCATCGACTACGAAGAAAAAGATCAAGTCATCTATGACTTGTGGGAGAGAGACCATGATCAATAACGTAATCCTGGTTGGGAGACTGACCAAAGACATTGAGATCCGACAAACGACGAGCGGATCCAAAACAGCAAACTTTACTTTGGCGGTCAACCGGACATCAAAAAAAGATGGACAGCCAGATGCTGATTTTATCAATTGTGTTGCTTGGAACAAGACAGCGGAATTGATGGCTCAATATCTGCACAAAGGTTCTTTGATCGGCGTGGAAGGAAGGATCCAAACGCGCAGCTACGAGAATCAGCAAGGGCAGAAAGTGTATGTCACAGAGGTTCTAGTGAATATGATTCAATTCTTGGGTTCAAGAAACGCTAATTTTGAGCAAAACAGCTTGAACCAAGGAAATATCCAACAAACTTATCAATCGCAAAATTCAGCGCCTAAGAATCAGCAAGAGCGTCATCATAGCTATTCGCAGCCAAAATTCAGCTATGCAAATGGAAGCGTCGACTACGGAGCAGAAATAGATATTCAGTCGGATGATCTGCCGTTCTAGAAAGGGATGAAAAATGTATATCAAGAAAGTTTTAGGAACGTGGTTTTTGATGGACAAAGAAGAGATTGTGGAAAGCTACGGCACAAGAGAAGAAGCCGAACTGGCTTTGTTCGATACAAGAAGGACTTGGACGAGCCTTTACGATCTGGAGAAACGGAGGGTGGATTAATGCATTACATTGCCTGATGTTCTCATTTGTTGATAAATACGCCTATAAGAGGATAAATATGACAATCGACTTAGAAAGATTAAAAGGAGAAAGACAAAAGTGAAAAGATATGTTAAAAATCCAATTTTGATTGATGCATTTCAGTGGGACGGAGACTTAAGCGCTCTTGAAGAAGGCGAAGTATCAAAACACATTGCTTCGTGCGGAATCCAAAAAGGTGTGCCTTTTGGAGTGATCAGAACGTTGGAAGGGGATATGAAATTTTATGAAGGAGACTACATCGTAAAAGGTGTAGTGGGTGAATTTTATCCTGTCAAAAAGGAAATATTTGAAAAAACATATCGCGAGTTTGGCACGATCGACCCTCACATTTGCCCGATCTGCGGAAAGAAACAATTTAGCTACGATGATGTAACCGACGGAGGTCTGATTTTAAAAGACGTTGATGAAGACGGAAACATCATAAGAGAATGCTAAAAAAATTTAATAGGGACTCTGTTTATGTAACAGGATCCTGTCGTAATCTATCACATCCTGGCAAAGGGCACGATCGATGAAGACATGCTGAGAGCCCTCCAGTCGAAAGAGATCACTCAGCGCACTCTTCTGGACGCGTTGAGAAGATGAAAGAGGCATAGAAGATACATGACAGAACAAGAACAAGAAAAAGAACGCAGGGGAGCGTTCATGAAAACCTATGGGGTCTCTGAAGAAGAGATGGACTTCTTTGAATACATTGACGGAAAGTTCGAACTGCTGAAGATCATCATTGCTGCCTTAATAGTTCTATTAGTTCTTGCAGTTTTAGCAGCAATAGCGTTGTAGCTAAAGAAACGAAAATTGGAATAATGATGGAAGTTAGGATTTTGTCGAAGAGACGGTTTCTTTTCCACACGCAGTACCGCCAATAACGAGTTGTTAGGGTGTACAGAGCCTGGGGATTATCGCCTTCGGTTTTAAGAGTATCGCAGAAAGGATAGCTTGCTGTGATAAATCTCAAGCCTAGCAGAGAAACCAGCGAAAGCCCCAAGAAACTTCCATCGACTCCTTTTCGGAACCGCATAAGAAAGAGCTTGAATTTTTCGGACAAAAACAGATTTACGTTTGAAAAGTCTTCGTTCATATCGGACCTCCTATGGACGAATTATAACAACTTAACTAGAAAGCAGGACGGAAAAATGAAACTTACAAAAAATGAAACTAAGCTTATCGCCTCGCAGAGGCTTAAATCTCTGTACATAACCGCAGATAGAGTTATCGGTGTATTAAACAACGAAAGAGCACCTGAAGATCAGTACAAAAAATACGCCAAGAAGCTGAAAACAGCATATAAAGAGGCCTGTAAAGCTTTGGAAGATCTGATTGATGGTGACCTCTGATGGGCAGAAGAAAAAAGCGTGTTAATGATAGCGTTTATATTACAGGATCAATCAGTGGGGGTTACTTTGTGGTACAAACCGCAACGATCATGTCTATTGCGGAGACCGGTAGCCACCCTATCAAAGTGCAGATCGAAGGGACAGGCGATACGACATATTGTTCCGAGGATCAAATCTTTTACGCATTAAAACCAGCCAAAGCGCAGGTCACCAAGAATTTTGAAAAGCTGCAAGCTACAAGGATCAAGGAAAAAGCAGAGCAGCAAGCAAAGGAGAGGGAGAAAGAAATTATGGAAAAATTAAAAGCAAGTACAAAAGAAGAAAAGCCAACATTTGAAGAGGTAGCCAAGAGCTTTTATGCGATGGCCAAGATCGGAAGCGGCGAGCCGGATGAGTCGAAAGACATTGTGATTGCATTGGCGGAAGCGGCGCTTTTCGAGAAGATCAAGCACGGCTGCGTTTGGGGGAAAGACCAATGATCGAGGCAGGAAAACTCGATTTGATCGAGAAGGCTAAAGGGGTCTTTACAGCCGAAGGCTATGAGATAAGACGTGTGGGCCTGGCTATCGATATCATGCGAAACGGTCGCCAGTTCGCCCATATTTGGCCAGACTCGCCAAACACGTTGGCGGTAGGTGTTACTTCTGGAGTTTGGAGCGGAGTCCATCGGGACCGGACAATCAAGCATGCATTGCTGCTGATCAAGGACGCTATGGAGGAGGAAGGGGCATGATGGCCGTTTGGATCCTGCTGTCGTTTGTTGCGGGAGCGTTGTTTGGGACAGTGGTAATGGCTTTATGCCAAGTAAGCAAAATAGAAGAAGATAAAAGGAGGAACATATGAAAACGAATGCAGAACTTTTTATGGAAATGTGTATGATGCAGGAGCAGACAGATCAGTTGATCTTTAAAAAGGCGCGGATGCTTGCCGCGCCTTCCATCGAGAATTATATTCTCGCGATCGTCGATGAGATTGGGGAATTGAATCATGAGCTCAAGCCGCGCTGGTGCTGGTGGAAAGCGCAGCCAGGAGAAGTGGATTGGGGCCGTGTTTTGGTCGAACTTGTAGATATCTGGCATTTTTGTATTTCGCTTATGGTCCATCGAACGAATGTGGATCCGAAAGAAATCGTTGAAGTCTTGGATTTCGAGAGAAGCGCTCTTTATTGCCCGTCGAGCTTTTAGGAAACTTTGCGAGCGGATGGGTTGGAAAGAGCAACCTTTTGTCAAGCTTTAATACTTTGATCGGATGGGGTAACAGTTTCGGACTTGACTTTCCGATGATTTACGAAGCCTATAAAACGAAGAATAAGGAAAACAATGAGCGGGCCGAGTCGGATTATTGAGCCTTGGCTGTTGGATAGAGAAAAAAAGGATGAGCGAAAGAGAAAGTGAAGATAGGATGACAAACGAACAGGCATTGATCTTTTTGGAACTGAACTGCCTGGCAACAAGCCAGGATCAGAAAGAAATGAAAGCCGAAGCGGTCCGAACGCTTCGGATCCTGATCGAGGAGGGCAACAACGATGAACGGATTGACTAAGCTGGTGATCGATTCCTACCGGCACAAATATGACTATCAGCGCAGTATTGACCGGCTGACCCTGGAGATCGAGGCGATTGAAGAGGAGATGATGGGCCTTACGCATTCCGGGATCGAGCTGACCGAGGAGCAGGCTAAGAGCCCGCTTCCTATGCCGACCACGACGTCCCCGATCCATTCGAATACCAGAATGCTGGATCTGATCGAGAAGAAGACCGAAAAGGAGGCGCAGATCGATGCGCTGACGCTATCGCTGCAGCAGGCGGATGTAATCAAGAAACTGAGCGTGGAGGATCAGAGGCTGCTGCAGGATCTGTATCACTCTTGCCGATCGGCAGAAGATGTGGCTGGCGATCACGGCTATTCAAAGCGGGGAATGTATAAGCACATCAACGTGGTGATTGAAAAGGTATTGTAAACCAAGCTTGGCTGTTATAGTTGCAAAATTGCAAGCAAAATGGATATACTATGTGTACAAGGAGGTTAAATTATGAAACAGAATACTTTTAAAAGAGAGTTAAAGAAAGCGTTTATTTCAGGTTTGGCTTCTTTTATGGTCATTTGGCCGCAGCCTTTAAAATTGCCGAATGTAGCTGGAAGAAGGCAGGACGCCAAACAGATCCAGAAAGATTGGGAGAATGTAGGGAAGTCCTTGAAATGGGCGATGAATGATTATGAAAGACAATACAAAAACGGATAATGAACCGCTTACGCCGACTGAGCAGGATAGTGAGATTCAGAAGGTTGAAGCCGAGATTGATAAGCTTTCACCTCGACAACGAAACTTAGTTATAGAACGCTATGAGGAGAGCAGTCAAATATATGAAGGCCCTCTTCCTCCGGCTTCTGAACTGATCAAGTACAATGAGGCCCACCCCGATGCAGCGGATCGGATAATTGCTATGGCGGAAAAAGAGCAGGAAGCAAGATTGGTAAACGCTACGTATATGCTTCGAGAAGATGCGAAAACGAAGAAACGTGGTCAGTTTATGGGCTTTATAATAGCACTGATTGTGCTGGGCGGGGGGATGTTCCTCTTATCGCAGGGGCGCGCTCTTGAAGGCTTTACAACTCTTGTCGGCGCGGCGGCGACGCTGGTATTTATTTTTATTAGCGGGAGATACCAAGGATCCGATAAGGATGGAGATAAGTAACCGGGAGTCGATCGACTTCCGGTTATTTTTTTTTCTGAAAGAGTACACTAGTGAACCTCGTCAAGGTGCTATAATAGTATCATCAAGAAATGTAAAAAGAGCACCGGAAAAGCCAAGTGCTATTCGATGCGTGTCGATGCGTGTCGATGCGTGTCGATGCGTGATCAAGTCGGGAGTCTGTTGATTTTCGGCTTTTTCATTTACATAAAACATAGATGACGTTAACAAAAACATAAAAAAGATTGTTTTTACTTTGTATAAACACAAGAAAATGATACAATGTCTATACAAGGTATAAACTTTGAAGGAGGATTTATAAATGACGAAAGGACTTACCGTAGCAAAATGGGGCAACGGTAGAGGCGTTAGGTTGCCACAAGCTATATTGAATTTACTGTCGATTGATATCGGCGATGAACTGTTGTTAGAGGTGGAGGGCGATAAAATCGTATTAACACCTGCTAAACCAAAAAAGATCAAAACTTTAAAAGATTTGTTTGCTAGTTATTCAGGCCCATCTTATCAAGAACTATTCGGAGATGAGATGGAGGCTTGGGAAGGTATGGATTATGAAGGAAAAGAATCCATATAAAGAGAAAGGAGATTTATGAATAAAACGAATTTTACGGAAGGAGATATTATATTTTTAGAATTTAGTCCAACTAAAGGGCACGAACAACGAGGGCATCGCCCCGGAGTAATTGTGTCAAATGACACATACCACCAAAAAACAGGGATGTACTTGGTTTGTCCTATTTCTACAAACAACAAAGATTTCCCTTTGCACATTGCTCTAGAAGGAACAAAGGATGTGAAAGGGAAAATTTTTTGCGAACACGTCCGGGCAATGGACTTGGATGCCAGAAACGCAAAAAAAATAGAGGAGTGTCCACCAAACATCCTCGAGAGCGTAAAAAATATTATTCAACTTTTTCTGATTTGATAGTAAATCAGATAGCTTAGAAATGCAAACAAAATCATTATAAAGTTTAGATAGCGTCCAACTTGGGCGCTTTTCTTTTGGAGGAAAGAATGAAAGCTGTTAAAAAGAAGCTCATTGCTGAGCTTCGTGTTTGGCGATATCGTCGCGGATCAATTGTTTGATATACGTTGAGAATGTTTTGCCTTCCAGCCAATGAATGATATCTTGATCCGTATTTTTGTTGAGATCTATTTTCTTCTGGATCAAGTTAGCTTTTTTGTATTTTGCGTCTGCACGCTTCTTGGCGTCGGAAATCATTTTAAATACCTCAAGCTAATATTGACAGTCAAATAAGCAGTAGTCGCAATTCCAGCGATAAAGGAGCTTAAACGAGTTAATTCGGTTGTGGCATTCGCGTTTCGAAAGCATGTCAGAACCAAACCGATTAAAAAGATGATCAATAAGATGTTTTTCGTTTTCATAGTTTTGCCTCCGTGCTATGATTTTCTTGTAAGGTAGGACTCCAAGAGAGCTTTTTACTCTCTTGGATGTTGGTCTTTGTAAATCAATATCGTTACTATCAGCGCTATGATTGCAACGATTGTGTTGATCGAATCCATTAGAATTTCAAACGTTTCAACTTTCATTGACCTTTCCTCCTTACACTTATAGTATACATGATTACGTATGTATTCTCAATAGATATATGTGATATTATTGATTAAATTTTATAGTGTTGAATAAAGCATCTCGGATGGTCGGGGTGCTTTTTTCGTGGGATGCGGACGATGAAAGGAAAGGAGGGGTTCCATGACTGACAAACAAAAGCTGTTCGTTGATGAGTATCTGAAATGCATGAATGTGACCAGAGCCTATAAAAAAGTCTACAAGAATGTTCGAAGCGATTCGGTCGCCCGCTCTGCAGGAAACCGCCTTCTTTCCAAACCGGACGTCAAAGCCTATAAAGAACAGCGGGGGCAGGAGATCCACGACGAGAATACTGCCGATATTCAGGAAGTCATGGAATACTTGACGGCTGTAATGCGCGGAGAGCAGAAAGATGAAGTTCTTACGATGAACGGAGATATCGAACTTCTTCGATCGAACACGAAGGAGAGAAACAAAGCGGCAGAGCTGCTGGCCAAATCGTATGGAGCTTTTGAAAAGAACGTAAACCTCTCGATCGAGGTTCCTGTCTTTACAGGAGAGTCCGACCTTGAAGACTAGGACCGTATATCTTCCAAATCTGGTCGGCAGAGGATACAAACAGTTTTGGGGCTTTCGTGGCAGATATCGGGTAGTAAAAGGATCCCGCGCGTCCAAAAAATCCAAGACTACGGCTCTATGGTTTATTTACAACTTAATGAAATATCCAGGATCCAACCTGCTGGTGGTCCGGAAGACGTATCGGACACTCAAAGACAGCTGCTTCACCGATCTGCAGTGGGCGTGCGAACGGCTGCATGTGTCGCACCTTTGGGATTTCAAACTTTCCCCTCTCGAAGCCACTTACAAGCCGACAGGGCAGAAGATCTTGTTCCGGGGCCTGGATGATCCGCTTAAAGTCACATCGATCACTGTATCGGTAGGCGTTCTCTGCTGGGGATGGATCGAAGAAGCATATGAGCTCATGAGCGAGGACGATTTCAACATGCTTGACGAGTCGATTCGTGGAGAGCTTCCAAAAGGCCTTTGGAAACAATGGACCTTGACTCTGAATCCGTGGAACGAACACCATTGGATCAAGAAGCGTTTCTTCGATACACCGGATCCAAATGTGCTGGCGATCACGACCAACTATCAATGCAACGAATGGCTCGACGAAGCCGATCTGAAGCTATTCGAGGATATGAAGAAAAATAATCCAAGACGCTATCAGGTAGCCGGTCTTGGTCATTGGGGGATCGTGGAAGGGCTGGTGTTCGAGAACTGGCAGGAGGCCGAGTTCACGCTCGATGACGTTCAGCAGTGCGAATCGATCAATGGGCTGGACTTTGGATACTCGAACGATCCGGCAGCCCTCTTTATCGGATTTATCGACCAGAAGAGAAAGAAGATCTTCGTTTGGGATGAAGTATACAAAAAAGGACTGACCAACCGAAAGATCTATGAAGAAGTGACGAAGTCAGGCTACGCCAAGAAGAAGATCGTGGCGGACAGCGCCGAACCCAAATCGATCGATGAGCTGAGAGGGTACGGCCTCCGTGTGGCGGCTTCGGTCAAAGGACCCGACTCCATCAATCACGGGATCCAGTTTATCCAGGACTATGAGATCCTTGTCCATCCGCGCTGCGTCCATTTCATTACGGAGATTTCCAACTATACGTGGGATAAGGACCGGTTTGGCAAAACGATCAACCGTCCGATCGATGATTTTAACCATTTGATGGACGCGATGCGATACAGCGTCGAGCGCTTCTCGAAAGGAAGCCCAAAATTGAAAACGTTCAAAGGAGGAATATGATGACACGATCAAAAAACCCCTATCAGCTTCCGGATCCGCTTGTATGCGATCCAAGCCGTATCCAAAACGGCATATCGATGGAGCTGGTCGAAGAATATATCAAACTGCATAAAAAACGAAAACAAAGATATCGGTACCTGGAGATGATGTACAAAGGGTTTCACGATATCTTTTTTTCTCCAAACAAGCCGAATTGGAAACCGGACAACCGGCTTGTGGCCAATTTCCCCCGTTACATTACCGACACGTTCATGGGCTATGCTTATGGCAACCGGATCAAGAAGACACATCCCGATCAGACCGTTTTGGACACGATCACTGCATTCGAAGATGCCAATGAGATCTCGGATCATGAGTTCGAGCTCTTGAAATATGTTTGTATTTTTGGTCATGCTTTCGAATACCTCTACCAGGACGAGGAGAGTCAAACAAAAATGACAGCCGTCAAACCAGACGAGTTATTTGTGGTCTATGACGATACATTGAAGCAGCGCGCCTTGTTTGCGGTGCGCTACGGCTACCATGAAAACAACAGCCAAACCAGCTGCAATCAAAATCTTGGCGATATGTATGGCGAGATCCTTACAAGAGACTCGATCATCGCGTTCGATGGCGAAAAGAAAGAAGATCCGCAAGAAAACCCCTACGGATACATTCCTGTAGTTGAATACCGTCTCAATGACGAGCGGATCGGATTGTTCGAAACAGTGGGCGGACTGATCGAAGAGTATAACCGCGTGATCTCTGAAAAAGCCAACGATGTAGAAGCGTTCGCGGAGGCTTATCTAGCGATCCTGGGAGCCGAAGTCGACGAGGACAATGTAAAACGCATCCGAGACGAGAGGGTCATTAATTTTTACGGTACAGACAACGCCTCGGACGTCGTGGTCCAGTTTTTGACCAAACCCACGGCAGACGGAACACAAGAAAACCTCCTCGATCGGCTGGAGGAGCAGATCTATCAGATGTCGATG